TTTTGACGAACTGCCATTTACTCTTCTCCTTCCTCTACGGGCCTGCCGCCCTCGTCTGGGTTTGCTGCGCTCCCTGCAATATTCGCAGGTACTCGCAAATCATCATATCCGTCTACTGGATCAAACCCAAGTGCATCTCTCGCTTCGTTTGGTGAAATAATACCAGTATTTACCAGTGCAGAGTAATATTGTGATTGGTCTCGTAACTCTGGTTGTAGCGCTGGAATATCTGTTATGTCTTCGGATATTTCAAATCCAAAGTACCTTTCTAGTGCAAAATTCATCTTCCTAATAATTGGAAGAATAGTTTCTAGGTAATACATTCTCATGTTTGGACGAATGTTTGCATTATTACCTGAGTCCAACATAATTGGTGGAACTCCTAGTGCTTTTAGTACAATCTTTTCATTTTCTGCGATTGCACTTTGAAAATCTAACTCTTTAAAGTTTACATTTGCTACAGAATCAATTTCTATTCCGCCATCAAGAATAAGAGGTCGTCTTCCGCCTGCGTCTGGTCTGTAACGAGCAGTCCAAGATTGAATCATTCTTTCTTTAATTTTTTCTGATAGTGTGTTAGGGGATTTAAGTACTAAACCTGGAACAGCGCCATTTTTAAAAAAGTTATCTTGAAAGTCTCGCATACTTCTCATAAGTACCATAGTACGAAGAGCTGGTTTCAGGCGAGATACGCCGCGATAAATAGAATAGAATGAGTTATCCTTTATGTGAATAATTTCACTAGGCTTATAGTTTATTATTTCGTTAAATGTAAATTTTTCAATATAAGTGCTATCACTAGCATGAATATTCATTTTGTTTGCAGGTAAGTGATAAAGATGTACTCCATCAAAATAAATAAATATATTTCCGTCAATTAAAAAATCAGTAATTAAGTTACGACGAAAAGTGCTAATGTCTTGAAAAGGGTTGGGCTCTTTATTTAATAGTAAGTCTACGCGTGAACGCTTAATACCTTTTACTACACTTTGCATTCCTTGAACCTGCCCACCCACTGTTAAAGGAATTTCGGCAGCGTCGTCTACAATTAAGTTTACGCCTCTATTTACGATTTCTAAATCTTCGTACGCTCTTTCGTAATTTATTACGCGTTCACGAGAGGGATCTGTCTTATGGTCATAGTAGGGCTGCGCTGGGTTTAACTTTTCATCGTCAACCGTAGGAGTGCGTCCAATTAATCTATCATACCATGCCATGTTTTTCTCTTTGAATCTCTACCCAGCGCATTTGCTTTTTAGCTGTCACTAGGGCTGGATTTCTGCCATACAATCTATGCAGTTCCAAATGATGCTTATGGCAAAGTGTCACTGTGTCGTTGTACAGCTCCGCCCACTTATCTTCTATAAACTCATCTCGCCAAATAGTAATATATTCATCTACGTAGTGATCTGGGCGCTCTTTTTGTTTTTTCTTCAACCACTCCCTTAGTAGTGGTGCTAAAGTGTAAAAGTGGTGAAAATCTAATTGAGTGTCTGATCCGCAGATCTCACACTCTGTGCCCTTTTCATACTTTGATTTCGCGCGATCTCTTATATATTTTACTGGATCTCTTTTGAGCTTTTTCATTTTGAATTATAGCCTCTGTAGGATAAATTGTCAAATACTATTTTTTACAGGTGTCTTTAGAACCCAGTCTGACTTGTTTCAAACGAGTATAGTGCGTATCTTAAAGCGTCCGCCATGTGGGATGCTCGATTATGTTTTGGCTTTTCTTTAGCTAAATTAGGATTAGGATCCCATTGATATTGGTCTAAACAGGAAAGTACTTCATCACATCTCTGATCAACAAGTAATTTATCATTATCTACAATACCTGCTACATGTGCAATTCCATCAAGTACGGATTTTTTAGCGTTGATGGTGCTAATGTCATAATTTTGTGCAAAGTCAAATCGAGTTTGTTGTGCAGCAGAGTCAATATAAATATAATCAATGTCAAACTTATCAATATATTCTTGTATTTTAAGAGCGTGTTGCTCAGTAGTTTTTTCCGCATCTAAGTACTCCGCTAATATGTGGTAAGTTTGCTCGTCCCAATCATACGCTATGACGCAAAATGCAGTTGGATCACGATAACCCACATCGAGACCAGCAAATACATCCATGCTAGATATGTCGAGAACTTCATTATTGGTGACACAATTCTCATGATCGAAGTTCCATATCTGTCCTTCATAAGTATTAAAGTCAGCTTCATACTCTTGACGAAACTCAGCGTCTGACATAGATTTTTTAGCTTCCGATATATCCAGTTCAGACATTCTTGGATTATCTTTATAAGTAGCTCGTATAGAGCACCATTCCGGGAACTCATCGTTAAATCCTCTATCGAAGAATTCAGCAAACCAGTTGTTCCTGCCTCGAGGAGTCGAGATAAAAATAGCTTTTGAATTATCTTTATCTAGAGTAGGTCGAAGAGCTACGTTGAACGCATCACGTCCGTCTGCCAACGCCGCCTCGTCAAATATAATTAAATCGTAACTTCTTCCTACACAGGAATCAACCTGGTTTACAGAACCCATTCGGACCGTAGAGCCATTGCTCAATTCTATAACTTTGTCTTTTGCATTGTCCTTTGTTACTTCTAAGTCAAAATGTTTGATTAAATTTCTCTGTAAGTCAAAAGAAATCTGAGACAGCGAGTAGTTGGGGGACATGATAAGAATATTAGAACCAGGCACTAAAGATACTAGCTGCCCGATTATATTTGCGATATATGTTTTGCCTTGTCGTCGCGATACTGCTGCACAAACAAAACGATATTTAGGATTATTAATCGCATTAATAATTGCTACCTGAGAGGGTAATGGTGTAACGCCTAGTAACTCCAGGTAGGGAGATACGGCTAGCTTTAGAAAGCGTGTCTCAGATTGTAAAAGGTGAAGTTCGTCAGATGCTATATCTAAACGACTAATTTCTATTGTCATTTTATTCTACTCTGATTTTTGATCTTCTAAATTTTTATCGTTTTGCTCTAGCCAGTCTTCGGCATCAGTACCAACATCATTTTGTGTTGCTTCACGATAATAAATAATTATTTCTTTTTGTTGTCGAATATATCTACGAAGCTCTTGTAAATTGTAGGACATGTTCTCGTAGTCCAAAGGAGTAATTCCAAAAAGTACGTAAGATCCATCCTGTAATTTTTTAAGGCGTGCTATCTGCTCATCAAAATTTTTATCCGTAACAACAAAAAATTCTATGTCTTGTAAATTTATAGCTTTAGGTAAAGGAGGCTGATAAATCTCCAGTGTTTTATACTCAGTAACCGTTTTAATAATTGGTTCTGGTATTGGTAGAGGCTGTGGCTGTAGTAGTGAACAACCTCCAAGTAGTATTACTAAGAATAAACTAGTTAGAATCCGCATTTTCCACCTCTTTACTTGCTTCTTCTATTGCTCGAAACACTTCTTTAGTGCCATTATTAATCCTAGGCTGTATAAGTCCTGGCTTTGCTTTTGCCAGCTTTGTAAGATCGTGTCTTTTAAAAATAGATAAGTAATCGTCCATCTCTGTCTGCATAGCGTTATTTTTTTCGCTAAGTTCTCCAATTACTTTCAGTTGTTTTTGTAAGTTCTGCTCTGATTGAATTCTTGCTTTTTCTGCAGTTTCAAAAGCAGTCTCTAATTTAATAGTGTTTTCTTTTAACACTGTATTATTCTTTTCTAGCTGCGCTATTGCAAGGTCTTTTTG